TACAACAACTATGCTAATGAGCATGCGGAAATTTTCGACACTGAAAACAGTGACAGAGCTTTTGAAGAAGAAGTAATGTTATCTGGTTTCGCGAATGCACCAATCAAAGCTGAAGGAACTTCAGTTTCATTTGATAATGCACAAGAAACTTTCACAGCTCGTTACACACATGAAACACTTGCACTAGCGTTCGCAATCACTGAAGAAGCGATTGAGGATAACTTGTATGACAGACTTGCGTCTAGATATACAAAAGCTTTAGCAAGATCTATGGCTAACACTAAACAAGTGAAAGCTGCTAATGTGTTAAACAACGCTTTTGCGACTGCAAACGGTGGAGATGGAAAAGCACTTTGTGCTACAGATCACCCTATCGCTGCAGGAACAGACAGAAATGAATTATCTGTTGCAGCAGACCTTAACGAAACTTCATTGGAGCAATCTTTAATAGATATCGCTGCAATGACTGACGAAAGAGGTCTTAAAATTGCGTCTCAAGGAGTGAAAATGATCATTCCTTCTGCACTTCAATTTACTGCAGAAAGATTAATGAAATCTTCTGGAAGAACTGGAACAGCTGATAATGATATCAATGCAGTTGTATCTAAAGGAATGGTTCCACAAGGATATGTGGTTAACCATTACTTAACAGATACAGATGCGTTCTTTATCAAAACAGACGTGCCTAATGGATTAAAACATTTCGTTAGATCACCGATGAAAACAGCTATGGAAGGTGACTTCACAACTGGAAACGTAAGATACAAAGCTAGAGAGAGATACTCATTTGGGTTCTCTGACTGGAGAGGTATTTTCGGATCACCAGGAGCATAATCATAACATTTTTGTGGCGGGACATAGTTCCGCCACAATTGAATTTTAGAAAGACATAATCATGAAACAATTCACAGTGAAAATATGGGCATACGATCATTACGCAAACTTTAATGTTTATGCGGAAGATAATGCTGTTTCTCTTGAAGAATCAATACTTGACAAATTGGGAGAAAAGAGTATAAGCTGGGAATATCTCGGAAACAACTATAATAACGAGATAAGTCGAATAACCTTTGAGGAGGCTGTTGATGATACAAGACCTATACAAACAAAAAAGGTCCTTGGAGTTGAAGTGGGAACAAGAGCATATTAACGAAGATAGATATACTCTTAACATGGTTAGACTTGACGATAAGATTAGACAAGTCATTACTGAGATTAAGCTTGAAGAAGCTCAAATCGCTCACAGGCAAAATAGCGTTGAAGGCGCTGCTCCACAAGTTTCTGTAGCTACTTAAGTAACAAAGCTACATCGCTGAAATCGCACTTTCTTATAAGGCTCTCTTGCACTCTACTAAAAACTGTTGTACAAATATCACACTATACAAATTAAAATAAAATTTAAATGTAGACGCGTATAGTCGACATCCCTAGGGACTACATTTATATATTCTAGGAGGAATATTAACATGGCAAATACAACGTTTACAGGTGCGGTTCGTTCAGAAAACGGATTCAAATCTATTACAAAAACAGCGGCAACAGGAGCTATCACTGATAACTCTACTTACGCAACTAACGCTTCGATTGGTGGAACTTTAGTAGTAACCGGTATTACTGATCTTGATGGAAATACAATGTCAGCAGGTACAGGTATTACAACTGGTACAGGTACAGTTTATGCAGGTGCAGCAGTTAAAGTTGGTGGAATTTATTCTACTTCAATTTTAATAGACTTAACTGGTTTAGCTAGTTCAGGTTCTGGTGATATTATTGGAAAAGCAGCAACTGCTAATTCACATGTTGGACAAATTACTGCAGCTAACAATGGAACTATCTTAACAGGTCAATGGTCTGTTTATGAAACTCCAGCAGGTGGTGATCCAGATATCGATTTTTGGTATGCGGATGAAGCAACTGGTACAGAAGATGCAGCAATCACAGCTTTAACAAACCAAACACAATTAATGAATAACGGTGACTTAACTGCCGCTTCAATTGATTACTTTACAGCAGGTGCAGTGCCAGCAGCAGATAAATATTTATATTTAGTAACTGGTGCAGCTACTGATGGAAACTACTCAGCAGGAAGATTACTCATTGAAATGTGGGGATACGACGCGTAATAAATAAATTAACTCTTTGGGTGAAGTGTAATGACTTCACCCCTAGATAAAAGGAGAATAAAAAATGGCAGATGTAGTATTAAATCAAACTATCTTTGATGGTGATAAAAAATTAATAACACACTATAATAATGTTTCAGATAACGCAGGTGGCACAACAACGATTGTTGATGTTTCAGCATTAGGCACAAGCCCAAGTGGTGATACTTGTACTAGAGTAAGATTAAATAAACTTTGGTATAGTGTTTCAATGACAGCTAAAGTAGATTCATTAAGAATGCTTTGGGATGCAACAACTGATGCAACTTTTTTAACTTTAGAACAAAGTGGTTATTTTGACTATAGTTCTATAGGTGGAATAAAAAATAACGAAGCTTCAGGTGTAACAGGAGATGTTAAAGTAACTCTACCAGCTTGTACAGCAGGAGATACTGCTACTATTACTTGCGAGTGGATTAAAGTATACTAGGGAGGTAACGTATGGCCAATACAACTTCCGGCACAGTTACTTTCGACAAAACGTTCGCAGTTGATGATTTAATTTCAGAAGCTTACGAACGAATTGGATCACAAGTAACTTCTGGATATCAATTAAAATCAGCAAGACGTTCTTTAAATATAATGTTTCAAGAATGGGGCAATAGAGGTTTGCACTATTGGGAAGTAGCTGAATCAAATATTGATTTAATTGAAGGTCAAACTGAATATACTTTTTACAGAGCAAGTGGAGATGGAACAAGTTCTAGCACAAATGCAACAGCAAATGTTTATGGAGTTGCAGATATTCTTGAGGCAACTTTAAGAACAGATAGAACTGCAACAGATCAAGCAGATTCTTCTTTGACAAAAATTGACAGATCAACTTATTCTGCACTATCAAATAAATTATCTAAAGGTACACCATCAAAATATTTTGTACAAAGATTCGTAGATAAAACTACAATAACAGTTTACCCAACAGCAGACTCATCTAATGCATCCAAAGATTTACATTTTTATTATGTAAAGAGAATTCAAGATGCAGATGGAACTTATACAGATGCAACAGATGTACCATTTAGATTTGTACCGTGTATGGTATCAGGTTTAGCATTTTATCTTGCACAAAAATTTCAACCACAGTTAGTTCAACAAATGAAGTTATATTATGAAGATGAATTAGCTAGAGCATTATCAGAAGATGGTTCTTCTACTAGTGTTCATATAACACCAAAAGTTTATTACCCAGGATCATAATGGCAAGAGGAAAATATTCAAAAGCAATATCAGACAGATCAGGAATGGAGTTTCCATATCATGAAATGATGAGAGAATGGAATGGTTCTTTAGTTCACAGATCAGAGTTTGAAACTAAACATCCACAATTAGAAATTAGAGCTAAACATGGAGAAGAACAAGGTTTAATGAATGCAAGACCAGATAGAACTGAAAATGAAGTAATTGCAATATTAGGACCCAATCCTTTTGAGACAATTGCAGCTTCATCAGGTATTATAAATGTATCAGAATTTGCTCACGGTAGATCGACAGGAGATACCGTTAGATTTAGAGGCACACTTTCAACGTCTGCAACATTTAATAATCCAAAAAATTTTGATGGTATAACAGGATCAAATGTTGCAAAATCTGCTGGCTACTCGATTACAGTTGGCAAACGAGATTCAAGCGGCACTATAACACAAACAGATAATTTCTATCACTTTACTGTAGACACAAACACTGCTACAAGTGGAGGAGTATCAGGAGGAGGCAATAATTGTTCGGCTGGTCCGGCAACATTGACAGCATAATATGGCAGGATTAAGTGCATCAGGATTAAAAACACAAATAAGAAGCTATACAGAAGTTGGCTCTACGGTGCTATCTGATAGTGTTTTAGAAAATATTATCTTAAATGCACAGTACAGAATTTTTAGAGATGCTCCGATTGACGCTGATAGAAAAACATCTACAGGTAATTTTACAGCCGGAACAAATAATGTAACTGTTCCAGCGGGAGCTGTATTTGTTAGAGCCGTACAAGTTTATACTGCAACTGGATCTACTTATACTGGTGCTAATGCATATTTAGAAAAAAAAGATTTAACATTTTTAGAAGAGTATATTTCAGCAGCTACATCTACTGGAACCCCAAAATACTATGCTATGTTAGATACTGGAGCAACTGGAGAGAGTTCATCAAACTCTGGGTCTATAGTTGTATCACCAGCACCGAGCGGAACGTTTGCTTACAAAATTCATTACAATGCAGTACCGGGTATATTTGAAAATAATGACACTAATTATATTAGTATGAATTTTCCAAATGGTCTGTTATATTGTTGCTTAGCAGAAGCGTATGCTTTTTTAAAAGGTCCAGCTGATATGCTGCAATTATATGAACAAAAGTATCAACAAGAAGTACAAAAATTTGGAGGAGAACAAATAGGTAGAAGACGAAGAGATGATTACACAGACGGAACAGTAAGAATCCCAGTGCCTTCTCGAACACCTTAAGGAATTAAATTATGGCATCAACATTTACAGGACTAGGAACAGAATTAATGACCACTGGCGAAAACGCCGGAACTTGGGGAACAAAAACTAATACAAATTTAAGCATTGTAGAACAAATCTCAGGTGGTTACATTGAACAAAGTATAGCTGGTAGTGCTGATACAACAACATTATCAGTTTCAGATGGATCAGCAGGTGCTGTTCTTGCTCATAGAATTATAAAATTTACTGGAACAATCACTGGAAACCAAATCGTAACAATTCCTTTAGATGTTCAACAATTATATGTTTTAGTTAATGGTACATCTGGTGCTTATACAGTTCAATTTAAATACGCGTCTGGTTCAGGAAGTTCAGTTACTTTTGCAGCAACAGATAAAGGAAGTAAACTTGTCTACGCTACTGCAGATGATGCTACAAATCCAAATTTAGTTGATTCAGGTATTGCATCTACAGGAGATCATGATTTAGATGGTAATGAATTAATTTTAGATGCTGATGGTGATACAAGTATTACAGCAGATACAGATGACCAAATAGATATTAAAATTGCAGGAGCAGATGATTTTCAATTTACTGCAAATACTTTTACTGCACAATCAGGTAGTACAATTGCTGCACAAGCATTAACAGCTACAACAGTTACAGCTAGTGGTATTGTAAAAACAGACGACACGACTGAAGCAACTTCTACAACGGATGGTTCATTACAAACTGATGGTGGATTGTCTGTAGCAAAAGATGCAGTCTTTGGTGATGATGTTAAATTATTAAGTGACTCTGCTGTACTAAGTTTTGGTGCAGATTCAGACACAACTTTAACACATACAGATGGAACAGGTTTAACTTTAAATGGTGCAAACAAACTTCTTTTTAGAGATACTGGTTTATATATTAATTCATCTACAGATGGCCAATTAGATATTGTTGCAGATACAGAAATACAAATAGCAGCTACAACAATTGATATTAATGGTGCTATTGCAATGGATGGTGCAATTACTGGTGCAACTAATATTACTTTATCAGGTGAGTTAGACGCAGCTACATTAGATATATCAGGTAATGCAGATATAGATGGAACTACAAATTTAGATGCTGTTGATATTGATGGTGCAGTTCAATTAGATGCAACATTTACAGTTGGAGCAGATGATCAAGGATATGATGTAAAATTATTTGGGGATACAGCAAGTGCATATATGTTATGGGACACTTCAGCTGATGATTTAATATTAGGTGGAGCAGCAGGACTTATTGTACCTGATGGACAATTTACATTAGGAAGCACAGCAGTAACTTCAACTGCCGCAGAAATTAATTTAATAGATGGTGGCACTGCAAGAGGCACTACAGCAGTTGCAGATGGAGATGGTTTACT